CACCCTTCATCTGGAGTCCCCCTCAACAACTTTCTTGTAGCGAACGGGGTTGTGATACTCCGAATTTTTGCTAACCAGGATTCCGCCAAACTCCCCGGCCATTTCTCCGTTGTCCAGGCGATATCTACCGCTGGGGAGAATTTTCTTAATCGTCACGATGCCCGTAAACGTCTGGACAACGTATCTCTTGAACTTGTCGCCAACCGCAAACTGCGGGCCTCTCTCCTTGGCGTTCACTGGGCCCCCTCCGCCTTGGAGATGGCGGCGCGGGCGACTTCAAGAATGGCGTCCTTGGCGTCCTTGCCCGCGTAATCGTGGAGGATGTGGTCTGCGGCCATGCGGAGCGCCGCCAGGAGGTCGAGGGCAGCTCCATGCGTCGGACAGTAGGTAATCGCCTCCTCATCCCCGTAGCTGTGGAACTGGCACCCGCAGGCAGCGATATGCGGACCAAAAATCTTATCTCGCTTCGTTGGAGCCACCCGGGTCTTGTCGGCCCTCACTTCCTTGCTCTTGCTCATGTTAGCGGGCCTCCGCCGCACCGATGGAGATAAGGGCGGCGAATCGGTTGCCAGCCATCACCATCATGTTATCCCCGTCCTTGATGACAACCCGCGTAATCTCACCGGGCTTATCATAGTAGAACACGCTCACGGGTTCCTCGACCCAGGAGCCAAGAAACTTATTACCGCCTACCTTGGTGGTGGTGGACAGTCTGTAGCCGACTCCGACATTGTCGCGGACCCACTTCTCATGCTTCGTCATTTTCATTTCCTCGCAGTTTGCGGATTGTCGTCAGTCTAAAACAAGGACCGCCCGGCTGTCTCTCTTCTGCGAGGTCAAGAGGGCCGAGCGGTCCAAACTTGTTTGCCTCTCAACCTCGCACTAATACTGTATCACATGATACACATTCCGTCAAGGAGAAAAAGGACCTATTTTTATCTAGGCCCTTTTGGCCTCCTTGCGGGTAACTGTATCTCATGCTACACTGGCCCGCGTGACACTCGCCGCCTTCATCAAGAAACACGGCCTATCGGAAGCATCTCGGAAGCTTGGCTTTGAGCGGGCAACGCTCTGGCGCTGGGTGAAGGGCAAGACGCGGCCTGACCGATTTCGCGCGGCGTTTCTTCGTGGAAAGGGTATAACGATTTAGGCGCTGCTCCTGGCTCCCATAGGCAGGGCGTGCCGCTTCTCGAAAGCCTTACCGTCGAAGTCAGTTCTAGGATATGAATCCACTCGCGCGGGTAGACAACCCGCTTTGTTTTTCCTCTACAAAGTCTTTCAATAGCCGCATTGAACCGCCTCCCTGTTTCCGTCATTGCGAAGGCCATCCGCCAGTTAGCCCTATACTCCCTAGCTCTAGAAAGTTTGGCTACAAACTCGCGTCGGACCTTCGATGGGATTGCCTTGTTTCGGTAGCCGCGCAGGACGGGTGCCCACTTCTTCCAGTCGATGTGGATTTGCGATGCAGGCGGGTCATGATGTCCGCGACACAGCGCGATAAGGTTTGACGGGCTGTTGCTGCCGCCATGCTTCCGGGGCTTGATGTGGTGAATCTCTGACGCCAGGCAGGCGCACCCTTCCCACATACACAACTGCCCCGTTTCTACCCAATGCTTCAATGAGAACTTGACCATGGCCTCCCTCTAATTTCTAGATGCTATCCCGCCCGCCACGCCCCCAAGCGCAGGGGCTAGGACTCGCACGGCAGTTCCAGAATCGCCGCGACGAACGGCTTAGATTGCGCGGGCCAATAGTGGTTGTTCTTACACCAGTAGGCGTGAGCGTAATCCTTCCCGCGCGTTCCATCCGCATACATCACTCCCCGGCCCTCAACGGAAAACACGCCCTCGCCGCAAGTCGGACACTTCACGCCTTCCCCGCGCACGAACAGGAGCGGGACTCCAACTCAGCGATGCGGCGGCGCTGGATGGCGAGAATGTCATAGAGTCGGCCCGCCACTTCTGCGGCGTACTCCAGAGGCATTGACCCGCCCATGGCTCCATAACGCTCAACCTCGCTGTCCGTCAACTTCCCCTCCAAAGGCATCTAGGCGTCCTCCTGTTTCAACTCGGCGTTGAACTTGTCCACCATCGCCCACAAATCGGCGTTGCTCAGTTTCGCCGTCCGGTTTGAATCTCGTTTCAGGGTGTCGTAGAAATCCTCTCCCCGCGATTTCTTGAACCAGTCCACTACCTGATGGATGAAATCGCAATCATGCTCAAAGAGGTTGTTGGATGAGAAACAAGTCCCCAAGAGGTTGCGGCGGTCCCACCGGACTGAGTATTTCGCCCGGCTGAAAATGTGAAAGACGTTCTGGATTCCCGCGCATCCGGCATGTGAGATGTGGGCCAGTTCACAGCGGCCCCCGGTCCTCTCTGCCGCCTCCTGACGGACCACACGGCTACAGATATCGTCCAGCTTCTTAACCAATCCCTTTCGGCCTAGCGGACGTCCAGTTTTCTTCCCCCGCGCCCTGGCGATACCCTCTGCGGTCTTTGGCGGCGGCGGTATCCTCGGCGTACCATCGGCCTCCGCGCTGTTGGCGTAGGCATCCTGAAACAAGACGGGGAGCCCGAAAAATTTCGGGTCAATAACCCCCTCGCTAGCGTCACGAATCGCCTTGTTTAGCGCCTCGTCTTCGGCCTTCTTCGCCTCCCTCCGCGCCTTGCGGGCGGCTCTCTTGGCTGACGCGGCGTCCCAGGGCTTCAACGAATCACCCTCAACACCTTTCCCATCTTGTAGGGGCGCTTAACATATCCCAAGTCGGGGCGGTATTTGATTTGCGGCTTACGCCAGGTCAGCTTGGCGATGGAGTCGAAGCCGTGCTTTTCGCGCCAGGCGGGGTCTTGGTGAATCATGCGTCTTGGCTCCATTCAACGCGGCGCATGGGAATGGACTTCAACATGAATTCGCAGTGTTCGCAGGGCTTGGCGTTGCCGGGCTGGCCGTTTTTCAGTAGCCGGTGAACATAGATATCCGCGCCCCGCAAAGTATCCTCGCCGTGGAGATTTACGGCCCGAAGGACGGCCCCCAATTCTGCATGGCGCTTGTGTTCAAGCGTAGTGGCCTTGGTATGGGTCTTAGACATGTCGTTGAACCCGTGTCCAAGGATTTTCGAGCCGCGATAGACTACAGCCCCGACACGAAAGCGAGACGGGGAGCAGAACGCAACAGCAGCGGCAGCAGAAACGATTCTACGAGTCGGCACTAGAAAACCTCCGTGTTCAAATCAGCCTGCGCTGGCATCCCCTCGGGGACCAGGACGGAGCCCGAAAGCTTGAAGCGAAGGGGCGAGAATTTGCGGTTGCCCGAAAAGTGCGAGGTCATCAACAGATGCGCATTACCGTTCCACGCCGCCGCTATCGCCTTCGGAGCCGTATACGCAATCTTGGCGTCACCGATGAACCTTCGGCACTTCAAACACTGAGCTATCCGGGCGAAGATGACATCATTACACAGCATGGGCTCTAGGGCCATGCGGGAGCCGCAGCAGCTATAGAGGGCGGGGTCGGTCACAGGAACGCTCCTTGTCCGGATTTTGCGGCCCGCGTAGCTCTGGCCGTTTCGGCGTGGTGGTCTCGGTCATAGCGCAAGTGGCAACGCTGGCACATGGCTTTGAGGTTGTCGTCCGCGCAGTTTTCCGGGGTGTGGTCCAGATGCGCCACGGTCAGGACGATAGAGCCCTTGGCAAAGAACGCTTTGCGGCCATGTCGCTCAACGCAGCGGCCCCAAGGGTGTAGGCCGCACTCTGCCACGCACTCACAGCGGCCCTCTGACCGTTCCCGAATCCGGAGGCTTATTTGCTTCCAGGCCTTCGGGTAGCGGGCCTTCTCACTGGCGCGAATCGGGCTCATATCGTGACCTCTCGCTTCTGCTCGGACTGGACGAACACTTGACGAACCATCCAGGCCCAAAGCCATCCCGGCATCCCGTCCGGCTTCGGCTTGATGTGAAGCCGCAAAACACGCTCCCAGGGCTCGGCACTGGCAATCGTAATGCGCTGGACTTGTACGGCCACGACGCGCCCCAATTCGTTCACGCTCACAACCTCCAAGCCCCGGAGGGGGTCATATTCATCCCTTGACGCACAAAACCTGTTTCAGTTCGGCCACGATTTCAACAAGGTCCGACTGATTAGCCATGACTTCCTCAATCGGCTTGTAGGCCCCCGGAATCTCGTCGATGACTTCCTTGTCCTTGCGGCACTCGACGCCAGCGGTTTGCGCTACCAGGTCGGCCTCGGTGAAGGTGTGGCGGGCCTTGGTGCGGCTCATGCGTCGGCCCGCGCCGTGGGAACAAGAATCGAACGACTCCGGATTTCCAAGCCCCCGAACGATGTACGAGCGCGTCCCCATCGAACCGGGGATGATTCCCATGTCGCCCTGACGGGCACGGACGGCCCCCTTGCGAGTCACTAGGACGTTCTTCCCGAAGTGCGCTTCCATCACGGCGAAGTTGTGATGGCAGTTAATCGTCGGCTCGGGTGCGATTTCGCGGCCCAGGTGGTGACGAGTGTCTTTGAGAATCCGCGCCATCATGATTTCCCGATTCTTGGCCGCGTATCCCTGCGCCCAGGTCAGGTCACGGATATACGCCTTGAAGTCGTCCGTCCCCTGGGCGAAGTAGGCAAGGTCGGGGTCAGGAAGGTCGATGAACATCCGGCGCATCAGGTCTTTGGCCGTATCGATGTGCGCTTCGGCCAGAGACTTGCCGATGTTGCGGCTCCCGGAGTGTAGGACGACCCACGCGCCGCCCTCGGTGTCTTGGCACAGCTCGATGAAGTGATTGCCGCCCCCCAGGGAGGACATTTGCTCTCGCGCCCGCTTCCCAAGCCCCTGACACTTCGGGTGAAGCTGTAGCCACGCCTGCCAGCCTTCCCAGGCGTCAACGTCGGCTCCGACAGACTTGTTGAAATTGAAGCCCACGGGGATAGAGCGTTCGATTGAGTGCCGCAGTTCCGGCAACCGCTCAAAGGCGTTGATGGGGACGTTTAGTTTGGTAGCCGCCATCCCGCAGCCGATATCCACTCCAACGGCGGCAGGACAGACCGCGCCAGTCGTAGCCATCACGGACCCGACAGTAGCCCCCTTCCCGGCGTGAACGTCGGGCATCACCGCCAAGTGCTTGAACACGAACGGCAGAGCGGCGGTTTTCTTCAACTGCTCTACGGCCTCAGCCTCCACATCGTCGGTCCAAATCTTGATGGGGACGCGGCATTCAATGACTTGCTTAACGGGCATTGGAGGTTTCTCCCAGCGCGGCCTTGACCTTGGCGATGAAGTCTTGAATCTCCTTCGCTCCAATCTGATTTCCCCAGTTCTCTTTGGGACCGGGGAACTCCTCGGCGGCGCGGACGAAAGACGCCCACGAATCCGGAGAATCCGTAATGGGCGTCAGGTCGGCAAGAGAAGAAACCCGCTCAAACGGAGACGGGCACGAACAGCCGGAATCGGCCCCATAGAAAAGGCGTCCAGTCTCTTTCGACTTGAAAACCCGCATCAGGTCGAACTCATGCGAGCCACTAGACCTGTCCATCTCCGCGACGAATTCCAGCGTGTCAATAAAGTCCATGATTTCTCCTCGCCTACTTGGCGCACTCCTCCCGTTTTATTTTCACCCTGTCTTCCAACGCCGCCCTCAACGACGCGGCCATGGGGCGGCCGTCCCAGCGGTTAAGCAAGTTCTCGCAGTAGCCAGCGTCCAAGTCCTCGACACGGACACCACGGTACTTCCCGAACGGCATACGGACGTTAGACACTCTTTGCCTCCGCAACAGAAGCTATTAATGCCGTTGCTTTCTGTTGTTCTGTTTCTGTCTTCAACCCACTTTCCGTTGGTACTCTCCTCTCCTCTCCTGGCTTCACGGTTGCTAAGCATTCGCCAAGCATTCGCTTAGCGTTCGCTTCACCGCCCAGGCGTCCGGCCTCTGCTGCCTTACGGCTTCTGTCTCGGCGCTCACGAAGGCGTCTATCAACTGACTTGGAGCCGAATGAGGTAGAGCCGACCCGGTAGAATAGTTCGGACTCCTCGGCTAAGGACTTAAGCAACCCACGGTCAGCCCGGAGGTCGTAGGCCAAAGCCTCGTAGTCATTCCCGATTTTCCCGTCGTTCTCGTACAGCATCTCGACCAAAGCCCAGTAGAGCCCATACGCCGCCCAACCATGCTTACGGATGAGTCTTGCTATCTTCTCGTCAGAACGTGCGTGGTAGTCGTGTTTGAAGTAAAAAGATTCCTTCGGCATCACCTAGAACGGTTTGCGTTCATCACGGCATAGATTCTGTTCTTGATGGTCCTCTCCGTCACGGCTAGGCCATCCACTAGTCTTTGAATGTCGCGGACTTCGTTGCGGACGAGCTTGTTGCGCTCCTCGGCCGTGAACTCGTCGCGCTTGGCGCTGTACTTCAACACGGCTTTAGCAAGGGCTTGGGAGAGGAACGACTCAGCGTCGGCGCGGAGCCTCCCGGCGTCGTCGGCGTTTTGAATCGCCTTATCCATGTCAAGGTGCCGCTCCCCCGCCTCAGTGGCAAGCGCGGAGCGCCCGTACTCGTAGAGCTTCGTTCGCTGGGCCTCGGTCTGCTCCAACCACTCCTCCAGCGTCACTCCTTCTTTCCCGGTCATTTAGTCTCCTTGTTCAGAATCGGCCCGCAGCGGACGCAGGTTGAGTAGAAGTGCGGGCGCGGCCATCGGTGCCCGAAAATCCAGCAGATAAAATTCACCTAGAAGCCTTCGCCATGCGGTCATACAGGACGACATTCACCGTCGCGGCAAGATTCATGCAATCGCTCGTCGGCACAAAAACCTTGTATTTGCAGCGGTCTAGAATGTCCTTTGGAATGGAGCCGTCCTCGGGGCCGAAGATATAGAGCGCCCGCTCGGGATGAACGAAGCGCGGAAGCGGCGTAGCGCCATCAACAATCTCAACGGCAATGCGGGCGCAGTCAATCGGGAGAGCATCAACCATTCGCGGAACCTCAAACAGCGGCATATGCCGGGAGGCGTGCTGAGTGTCCGTTTTCATGCGCTCGTAACGGACGCCTTCAAGCATGACGAAGTTGGCGTTATAGACCCCGGCAGCACGAATCGCGCCCCCGATGTTGACTTCCTTCTTTGGGGCGTACAATCCGACTCCGCAGTACCCACGCTTCACGCCAGCATCCTCCGCGCCAATTCGACGAAAAACGCGGAACTCCGGTACGCCTGAGCCAGCAGGAAGATGGCCGCGAAGATGATGACGAGTCCCGGCCAAGCCGGAGGCAATTCGTTTATGTCCACGCCGGGGATGATTTCGTCGGGGGGCATTAGACCTTCCTCGAAACGGCACGGATGCCAGGGATTTGGACTGAGCCCTTCGTGGCGCGGATGACGCCACCAATCTTGGAGTCATCCAGCATTAGGTATTCGCGGGGCACCAGGGCCGGGTCCGTGACCTCGTAGGTCCAGACAGTCCGGGTCACAGTCTGCGCCTTGGGGGTCAACTTCTCCACCACGACGGGGGCGGCGGCGATGGGCTCGGAAATGATTGCGTCGGCGGTCTTATCGTCCCCGAACTCGGCAGCGCGGGCGGCTTTGGCAAGAGCCTCATCCTCTGCGGCCTTCTGAGCGGCGGCGCGTTGCGCGGCCTCCTGCTCCCGGCGCACGGCCTCCATCTTCACTTCCCAATCAATGAGCTTCTGCTTGGCGATGGTGCGGGCGGTGGTGATAGGCTCGGCGTACTTCTTCTTCTTCGCCACTAGGGACTTGTGGGCGTCAAACGCGGCCTTGATATGCTCGTCGTAGGCCGCGTCCACTTCCTTTTCCAGAGCCTTCAACTGGACGCAGAAGGCGTCAACGGCGGCGTAATCGTCATTGTTGGTGATGACGAATGCGCGGGCCTGTTCGATTGCGGCCAGGGCCTTATCGTTCTTGTCCGGCACGGCGGGAGCGGCCACAAGCGGGGGAGTCATTTCGCCTCCATGAATTTCTTTGCGTAGTAAACGGCGTCGTTCTTGTCCGAGTCAGGAAATCGAATGGTCATGCGGTAGGTCCCGTCCTTGCGGAAGGCCACTCCGTACCGCTCAACCTCGGGGAACCGATACTGCGTTGCCAGGAGATAGAGGGCGGTCTGTAGGGCCGCGCACTTGTCCTTGACCTGGGTCGTCTTGTAGTCCAGAAGCCAAATCCTGTTTCCGACAGTACCGATGCGGTCAACGGTCCCGGCGTATCCAAAGGCTTCATTGAAAACGCGGACCTCAATTCCACCGGGGAGGGCGCGAAAGCCAGTGTCTTTTAGGAACTTGGCGTGGGCCGGGAGGTACGCCTGAACGCGGGAGTCGAACTCATACCCGTCAGCCGTGCCTTCCTCAACCATCTGCCAGGCCCTGTGGTTCTCTGTCCCGCGCTGAAAGTAGAATTCCCTGTCACCTTCCGGGATGCCATCGAAGGCGTCCGGGTAGGCAAAACGCACGATAGAGGTAACGCGGGCGTACTTCTTCCCGGCCTTCTCGTAGTGGTCTGCGGTGACTGTGGTTTCCATGGTCTTATGCCGGGGGCCGACGCCCCGCCCCGGCTCAGGGTCCTGGGATTAAGCCGTCAGGGTCTTAATGTTCTTGAACTGCCCATCAACCTCAAAGACGATGGTGACGGGCTGTTTCTTTTCGTAGGCGAGTAGCGCGGCCTCTCCGAAGTCGGCATCGAATGTCCCGTACCAGTCTCCATCCGGGGACTTCACGCCGTACTTGGTCCACGGCCCCTTAGCGCCCTCCCCGTCCTTCTTGGAGACATGGGCCGGGACGAAGGTCACGGAGTTTCCAGCGGGAGCGGCCTTGGGCTTAGGCGGCTGGATGGGCTCATGCTTGGGAGAACCCTCATCGCCCGTCATTTCCTCGGCCACATTGGGCTCGTATCCAGCCAGCACGACCACCCAGGCCAGGACATTCCGCAGGGACTTGGCGGCGGCGCGGGTCTGCGCCATAGACCGAAGCTGAAACAGCGGCTTCTTGGCCCAGTTCGGCTCATCGTTCATGCACATGGACTCGGCAGCGGAAACCACCTGTCCAGTCTGCGTGTTGATGGCCTCGGCGCGGGCGATGAAGCCCTTCACCCCGTCCATGTCCACGGGCTCGGTGCTGACAATCTTGGCCGTCACGCCATAAAACCGCCCGCAGGTCTGCCAGTCCTCAAAGGACAGGTAATGCTTCCCGTTGAACTTCACCGCGTTTTTGCGGTTGGCAATGACCGACTGGAGCGACTTCGCGGCTTCCTGGGCCTCTGCAAGCACCTGGTTAGGGGCGCGGGCGATGCTCAGGTCATATCGGACTTCACCGACAGGGACAATCTCGTTTTCCATTGCTTCCTCCTAATTCACCTTCCACGACAAATCAGCCGAGTCAGCCCGTCCGGGTATCACCCGGCCTCCCACGGCATTGACGCGCCCCTTCTTCGGGCTGACTCTTGACCCGCCCGGCTGGCGAAGGCCGGGAAGGGGTCCCCGCCTACCGCCGTAGGCGAGGACAAAAAAGGCCGTGGGGACTCTACTGCCGCAGAAGCCCGAAGGCGTCCGCAGAGTGTCGCCTTTCGACGGCACCAATCCCCACGGCTTTACGGAACCCGGAATCTCCGGGCGAGAATCGTTGCCTTGCCCTATTCGGCGGCGGGCAGGAAGATACTCGGAGGGACCAAGGCGTCTGTATGCGAACTTGCCACCCGATAACCGTAGGCGTTTTTCACCTTTCTCACTTTGCATGGTCTTACCCGCCATGCTGGACCGACGGCCGAAATTGTGCGCCCCGCCCGGAGTAGAACCGGGCTCCTCCACGGCGCTTGATGCTCCGCGCTTCAAGCGGTTCTCCGTGGCGTCATACCCATAGACCAGGGACGCATGAGTGAGCGCGGGGAAGAATTGAACTCCCCCTCTCCGATGGCGATACCCGGTCAGCGCGACGGGCTCTTTCCTCCGGTGTTCTGACCGCTGAACTACACGCTCGTAAATCAAAGCGGCAACTCTCCCGGCGTCACGGGACGCCAAGCCTTATAACGGAAGCCCGGAACTGGAACACCGACAACGAGTCCTTCCCGCGCCATCTCGGACAAGCGAGTAGCGGCGGCATTTTCAGAAACTCCCGGAACCCTCAATTCGTGGACCGGGACAGGTCTCCCGAACTCCCGAAGGCGGGACAGGATGGCGTCTTTGGCCCTCACCATCACCCATCCCTCCCCGCATCAAATCTCTGCTCCGCGTAGTAGGCGCGGGCGTCCTCTATGTCCTCTGCGGTAATATCTGACTCGTCGTCAATCGGGGGCTCCATAAGGTCGTACTCGCGGGAACGAATCGCATCAAGCGTTCTCAGTAGCGGGTCCATTCGCGGCCTCCTTTTGCTTTCTGCGGTACTTCGCACGACGGTCCAATAGCTTTTGGTGGGCGTCCCTGGATTTCTCCATGTCGGCTTTGAAAATGGCGGCGTCGGCTTCCTGCTGTGCCCGGTGTTCAATCGCGGCCTTGCGAATCACTTCCTGGACTTTGAGAGAGAGCGGGAGCGGGGCCACTTCGATGCAGAAGCGGCAGTTCTCCCGCCGTCCCCCGGCCCTGGCGCAACCGATACAGAGCAGGCTCACTTGCGCCCCCCGCACGGCACACAAAATTTGCGCCAGCCCCCGATGTTCCTAGGGCACCCATCGCACTTCCTAACCTGGGGCTCACCGAATCGAACGGCATCTTCCAGCTTCTTCACGCACCGCTTACAAATCCCATGGGAGTGTTTGTGCCTGGGGAGGCCCTTGGCGTTCATCTGACCGGAGCAATACGCACAGGTCTTCATGCCGTCACCTGTCTGGCCTTTAGCCACTTCTCCAACTCAGAAACAAGGATGAGCTTGTGGCGCTTGCCTGTGGGAACAAAGGGAAGGCCCTGACGGATGAAGCTCTGGATGACCCACCTGGATTTGCCGATTAACTTCCCGGCCGTTGTCATGTCAACCGCGATGGGATTCACGCATCCTCCTTGCGCGGAAGGAGAAGGTCCACGACTTCGGACGAAATCCGGGTGCGGGCGTCATATGGAGTGAATCCCCCAAGACCGCTGTTCACTAGCTTTAAGGTTTTCTCAGAATCGGGCGCGTGCTGGGCCTCCTCCAGCTTTTTGTATTCGGGAAGGGTCATCCCGACTTTTTGTGCCATCTGCGCCTGGGTAAACTTCAAAACCCCTCTGACGATGCGGGCCTTTATCCCCAAAAGTAGGTAGGTCTGCATATTACCGTCCTCCCCGAAAAAAGGTTCGGGCTTTACCAGTCTCGACATTCAGGGGTATCCTCATGACATGGCTGTTAACGCCAATGTCGTATCGGGTAGAATGGGGCAAGCCGTGCGCTGTGTCCCTGGCAGAGACATGGAGGTGGGAGTCCGCTTTCGCGGGGGTTCGCATCTCACGCACGACTTGCCGAATTTCGTTCATGTCTCTTTTGCCAGGGACCGGAGCGTTACCGCTCTATAACGAATGGTAACACACGGTCACGCGGAAGTCAACACTTTTTTGAGCGGAAAATTAATGGGTCAATCTCCGTCGGGAAATCGCCGCACAAAACAGAAGGGCTGGCGAATCGATGTGGCCCTAGCGGATGAGTTCTCGGAGTTTTGCGCGGCTAGGGGATGGAACCCTAATCGCCAGGTGGAGGACGCCCTGCGCGATTGGCTGGATAAACAGAAAGGCCCGAACGAAGGTTCCGGCTCTAGAGGTAGTGGCGCAGGGCGAGGGACACTTTTTCGACAACCGTCAAAGACTGCCCCGCGTTCAGGTCGAGATGAGGATGATGTTTAGAACCGCTTTGAAGGCATACGGCGATACGAAGCTCCCCCTGCCAGAACTGAGCGCCCACGGTGACACAGGCGTCCCCATCTCGACGCCAGGTCCAAAAATCGCAAAGTTTAAGAATCTCGCAGGGCATCCAGTCCCTTGCTGCTGGAATATGTTGGATTACAAATCTCACGGTAATCTCATTTCCATGCTTAAATATTGATTACAAATCTGAACATGGAGGCAATATGCCGCTACTAAATGAACTCATAGTCGGTGCCGGACTCTGGATTACCGTCGTCTTGGTCGGAGGAGGAGATAGGATTGCGAAGGCTATCGGTTTGGAGAACTGCAAGACGAATTGCGAATCGAAGCCCTATGCCGTTCCCGAATATCGCATCGGAAAACAAGCCCGGCCGCGAGCGGTGAAATGAGGTTCCTCGTTTTGATGATAACCATATGCGGATGTGCGACGATGCCCCAGGGGGGACTAGTTGAAGTCATGACGGACCCGCCCGGGGGAGCGGTATCGGTCAACGGAGCATATGTCGGTGATGCCCCGGTAATGGTCAATTTGCCCTCGCGTTGTGTTTGGGTCGGGCTTATGAATTCTCCCAGTGGTTACGATTGTCAACTTGTCAGGGTCCAGGCAGAGCCGCGAAGCGGGATGACGGGAAGACTTTTTTCCAGAACCGCGATGGTTAACCCCGGCGAGATGGCTTCTCGTAAAATCCTGCTGAATCTCCACATGGAAACCATGTCGCCAACGCAAACGGTGGAGGTTAAATGAATCTCCTGGGCCTGATTCTCGCCAATGCCTGCATCCACGGGATATCTAACTGGTGGATGACCAACACGCTTAAAGGGCGCGAGTTTAAGACCTTCATACAGACCTGGCGCACGGACTCGCTGCTCCACTTGATTCTATGCGGTGGAACGGTGTTCATCTACTCTTGCCTTGCAATCCTCCTGCTCGGGCTTACGCTAAGAGAACTTGGCATCTAAAGGCTGGAAGGTTTGGGTCGAGCCCTCGGGTGACGGGCGGTCTAGATGCCGCTGGCGCGGGGTCTATGGCACGGGGCAGGAAGTGTTCATTTATAAGGATGACGCCCGGGAACTGGCGATTACCAAGAGGCGGGATTTCCAGAGACGGAGTGCTGGTCTACCCGCCCTAGCTCCGGAAGCCTCCCAGGACTACAGGGCGTTTCGTTCTTCATATGAGAAGTGGCTTGGAGCAAGGCGGGCCCCGGGAACCTCTCGCATGGCTTTATTGGCGCTCAAACAGTGGGAGGAATTTGCCGGGAAAGGCTTCCCGACCCGTGGGAAGATGCCGAATGATTTTTGTGATTGGCTACTTAACCGGAACACCAAACCCCTTCTCATGGGCCGTCCGCTGGATGCCCCCAAAAAAGTGTTGAGCCCAAACTATGCCCGCATCATCCTCCGTCACATAAAGGCGGCGTTCAGGTGGGCGCACAAACACAAGCACATAGACCATGACCCGTTCGTTTATTTTGAGATGCCCGCTCCGGTCAAAGTCGCCCGGGTCCTCCGGCCTTCGGAAGTAACCGCGCTCCTGCGCGAGCTTCCGGACCTTCCCCGCAGGGCGTTCTACTTTACATTACACACCGGGCTTAGAATCTCAGAGCTTCTTCGGCTAGACTGGAATGATGTTGAGCGAGGCGACAAATGGTATCTGACCGTCCTAAAGAGCAAGACCCGCAGGGGCCGGGAAGCGCGGACCAAATCCCAGCGGATTCATCCCTATGCGATTCAAGCGATGGGAGAGCCGGGTACTGGCAAGGTCTTTCCCGTTCAAGCCGCGTGGCTACAGCGCTGCCTGCGCAGGGCGACGAAGAAGTTAGGATTGGGCCGTGTCCGCTGGCACGACTTGCGCCACACCTGGGCGACCTTTACAATGGAACAGGTTCAGGACTTGCGGGCGATGATGGACGCGGGAGGGTGGGAGACTGAACACGCCGCGATGGTCTATCAGCACAAGACCAAGCGACGAGTTGATGTCACGGGAGAGGTTGATTCCCCCTTCTCTCCAGAGCATTTAGGCCGGGGTGGCGAAATTGGCAAACGCACCTGACTCAAAATCAGGCGGTGAAAACCTTGCGGGTTCAAGTCCCGCCCCCGGCATTTTGTCCCCTTCTGGGCCCCTACGGATTATTCTTATAGGAATAATTTATCCGAAAAACGCTGCATAATTCGCAGCAACTCCCAACGACTCAAAATCGCATTCCGCCCCTCTGGAAAATCTGTCTCTCGTCGAGATAGTGGGGATAAGTGGTAGGGCTTGGCGATGTCTGTATGGCGATTTGGCCCCTATCTGAGTCCCTACCTACGGAATCATGATTTCGCCACCCAATACCTTCTTAACCCTCCCGTCAAAGAGCCCGTTGGGAAGCACATCGGCAATCCAGAACCCATTGAGCCAACGGCCAGCCTTTATCTGGCGGTAAGCGTGGGCCTTGGGACCGAGTTTTGTCATGCAAGGCACGGCGACATGCTGGACGACATGGCGATAGTCCCCGGAATCGTTCAGTGTGACCGTGTTGTGGGTGTGGTGGTGGCCGAAAACTAGATTCTTGCTAGGGTAGAGCCTGGGGCTGTTGGCGATGGTTAACTGGTGGCCGTGAAGGTATGTGAGATGTCCTATTTCCAATGGCTGATTGTAAGGCAGAACCCGCATCTTGAATTTCGGGGCCTCTAGGTATCGCGTCAGAAGCTCCGCCAGAGCCTCGTCCCCTGCCCTAGCCAGGTCGGCACGATAGGATTTCTGATTGACCCCATGGCCCAATAGAAGTCCTAGCTGTGGATGATAGAGGGCGCACCAATAGAGCCAGTGTTCGTGATTGCCAGGAACGAAGTAAAGCTCCGCATTCGGTGACGCGGCCCGAATGCGGCTTATCAGGTCTTTGGCGGCGTCCAGTTCTTCAAAGAGGGCTTTCCCAACATCCCCATACCCTATGTGCTTGAACAGCCCCTCATTCCAATGAGAGGCGTGGTCAAGATTCATGAAATCACCGTTTAAGATGATGTGGGTCGGCTTGTAGTCCCTCTGGAACTCTAGGATTGGCTTGAAGGGAATCTCATGCGGCACATGAACGTCGCAGTAAGCAACGTGGCGCTGCCGTCCCCTCATTCCTCCTCCGTTTCCGCCTCCGGGATGTCTAGGTCGTACTGTATCGCTCCCCCGCACCCGCAATACACCATCTGCTCACCCCGGACCCAGGCTATCCAGAGTAAGCGTTTACAATGCTCACAGCGGGTGGCGCGGAAGGGGACTCTCAATCAAGGCTTAGGCAACTCCGGGGCGAGGCGGTCAGACAGGTCAACAACCTTCTTGACCCGAGACATGGCGGCCGGGGTAAGGGCACCCAGAAGCGCGGTCTCAGCCGTGAGCGCGATTACCGGGTCCAGAAGCCCGGCGATTTTCAGTCCGTGGATGATGCCGATAAGCGCGGTGATGACCTCGCTCTTGTGGCCGTCCAGCTTGTCGTGGACCCAGACCACCGCCCCCAGCAGATTCTTTCCAACGGCCCACTTTGCAATCCACGCCAATGCATTGTTAATCATTCAACCTCCTTTGGTAACTGAACGTGCGGCAAATCGAAATCTTCCATCTGGTGAACCCCGTCCCCGTTCCAGTCGCCGCCCCAGGCGAGCCCGCAGGCCTTCGCAAGCGCCCCTAGGGGCCAGTACATTTCTTCTCGCCAGCAGGCCTTACCGCCGATGAGAATTGCCATGTCGCAGGCCCGCGAGGGGAAGTAGTTATGCTCTGACTTCTTGGTTACGCCGTCGCATTTGGTTAAGATGGGGCCCGGATTCCCAAATCTCCCGGATTTAAAAATTCGCTTCTGCTCTTTGACGGAGCGATAGAAGCAGGTGAAGATGATTTTGCGTCCAGGGAAGTTCCGCTCATAGGCGGCGACAAGCTCCATAACCCGCTTCACCAATTCCGGATGCCCCGTCCTGGGGTCTCGGGATTCCGCAACTTCCTTCAATGCGTCTAACTGCTCGTCGGCGTCCACGCTAGAACCTCCATGTAAAACCAAAGAGGCGAATCGTCGTACCGCCGTTAGTACGCGGGAAAAGACGGGCCATCAGGCGAAGGACATTCACTGGCTGGCCGTCAGTTTGATTCCAAGTGCCTTGGCGACGATGATTCCCAAGGCTCCCGCGCCAGCGGCCCAATTCCTGAAACGCTCCAGGTCGCGCAACCGCTTCCCGTGGTCGTTGAGCCTCCCCGGAACCGTCTTCGCCAGAAGGATGAGTATTTCCCGGTCAGAGAGTCCGTCTAGGTCTATCTGGTCGTCGCTCATATCCCCTCGTCGCGTAGTCGTCGGTCATGTTATTCCCTCACCGCGAACTCGCAGGCACTATTTCCGGTGCATGTAATAGATGATGTTCCGGCACTCGCCCAAATGGTTAAACATGCCGTATATGTTTGCCCCACTGTCAATCCTGTGAAAGTGATTGGGATGTATCGAGTTTGAATGAAGTTCGCGCTATCTACTCGGTCTGTAGCGCGAGCCCTGCTGCTCGTGTACGGGGTTGTGAATGCTCCGTTGAGCAGGAACCCGACCTTGATGCTCTGGCCCGCTCCAGACTGTGAGAAGTCTCCAAGAATGTAGGCCGTTGCGGTCGAAAGCGTTGCTGTCCATGTGGCTGACGAATAGCACTTCCCCCCCGAAGTCAGGGCGGAGGAGATGTCTGCGGCTGGGAATGAAGAAATGTAAATCCGATTGTCCGTATAACTCGTTGCCGCCGTCGTCTGACAATCCGTCCCCGCAGAGTCGAAGCAAATCCCGTTGATGTATCTCGGCTGGCCTGGAATAACTGGCTTGCCGTTCTCTAGGGCCTTGACCGCTTTGCCAAGGTTGGAAATCTCCAACTGGTCTTGCAGGGAGATAGACGGCGTTCCCGTTGACTGCCCCCACGAGAGAGAAGCCAACAGGAGAAGGATTGTCACTGAGCGGGCCTCTGACGGATGTAGGCTTCTGCCAGCGGTGTAAGACCGGGGCCATAGACTCCGGCTGGGATAACGGGATTTGCGGCAGAGCGGTTAAGCGTTTCACCGAAGCGCACCATTCCCCTAGCAGCCGGGCCAGATAGAGCCCCGCCAGCCGTCAAGGTCTTTAGCATCGTGCTGGAAGGCGCACCAATAGCACCCTTGGTGAAAGCATCCGCCGCGATAGAGTCGAAAATTTGACGAGCCTGCGCCTCACCCCCAGGAAGCCCAGCACCAAGCACCTTTACGATGTTGTCCACTTCGCCGGGGTTTTTAAGCATGATTCCGCGCAACGACTGAACCGCCCTCTGCTCAACATTGGACAGGGCGCGAGTCCCGGTGAACTCGGCAAGTTTTTCCTGTGCGTCTGCGATAGCCCCAAAATCGTCCCAGAGCTTTCCAACCTCCGGGCCCATGTCAGCACGGACAGATTCACGGATTTGATGGTTGACCCGCTTTAGAAGCTGCTCCGTTGGAGTTGAAAGCTCTTTCTCCGCGAATTCAAGGTTCTCATCAATGAGACGCTTTGCATTTAGTGCCTGGCGGAGCGTCAGTTTCTCGGTCTGCGTCTTGGTCGTAATACCTAGACCAGTGGGGTCTGGAATCTGTACCTCATCGGGGGTCAGGACTTCTTTTAGGCGCTGGAGTAGCCCGGCTTCCCTGCTCCTGGCAAGTCCCGCCGTCTTGGGGTCGGTAATTCCACGGGCATAGAGAGCGTCGTCTAGCCCTTCTCGGATATGTCTGAGCGCGGGAGCCTTGTCTCCTATCTTGCTTAAAACCGCTTCCTCTGCCTGCCCGATTTGAGAGCCAATGGCAGAACGCCTAGCCGCCAAATCAGTAGTTGCTTGTCCGACATTGGCAAGAGCCGCCCCCTCGTCCAGATTCGCGGGCATAAATACAGCATCCGCCCCGCGCTTCTGGGTATATTGAGTGATAGGCTCAGGCGTCCCCACGAATTGCTTTAACATCGAAGGGAGGCGGTTGCCGTAATATTTGGCGAGAAGGCCAGTCCCCAGATTCATCACCTGCCCCGGAATCTGTAGGGCGGACTGGACCCCGACATCTCGAACAACAGCATCGGGGCGCTGGACCCGCCCCCTTCCGGTGAATGCGGAATAAGTCTGCGCCACCGCCTGACGGGCGGCTTCTCCCGCCCCTCCGCCAAGAGCGGCACCCCCGGCAGAAGTAGCAAGGGCTCCAATGGTAAGAGGGGCCCCGGCCACAAGCCCGGTTGCGCCGCCAATCGTGCCGCCGATAGCGGCAGGTGTGCCGCGCAAAACGCCCTCCCCGAATGACTGGACGGGCTCGTTTGTGAGAAGGGCCCTTTCTCCAGCCGTGATATTCTCAGGTAGCCGGATAACAGCATCTAGAGCAGGTGACGCCTCACGCGCCGCAGAGAATATCCTCTGTCCGATGCCGGGTTGAGTGGGAGCGTCGGCGGCGGCGTCTGCTGGCGCATCTAGGAATGCATCAAAGTCGTCCGCATCTAGAAAGGCGTCAAGTTCATCTGCCACCGATACCCCCCAAGGCCGCAATCTGCGCCTTTGCCTGCTCGCGGGTTATGCGCCCCGCCTTGAATGCGGCGCGGATGGATTCGGGCGTATTTCCCGCCTGATTTCCACCATCGCCAGAGATACGGAGCTTCGCCTTAACGATATTGTCAATGTTCTTAATCTTCTGCTCCCGCGCCTCTGGGCGGTCTTTTCTCGTCGGAACCATATCGAGCAATAGCTGTTGGTCCCTATCTGTAAAAACCCCTTCCCCGGAAACGCGGAACAATTGCTTAAGGACCGGGGCCATTGCGGCGACTCCACCCTCTGCAACCTGCTGCTCAGTGGTAAAAGCGGGGACTCTCCCAACGATTGGACCCGTCTCAGAACCGCTCAGCCCAGAGATAAGACCATCCCTAGCGGTTTCATAGAGGTTGAACGCCGCCAACTGGTCATCATTTTTGAGTATTCCCTTTCCACTTGGAGCCCTGGGAATCAGCTTCGCGCCTGCCGGGGCCTGAACTGTCTGTCCCGTATCGGGATTGACAAAAACCTGCCCCCGGCTTAGGGCTTCGGCCCGCTCCTGCTTAAATGCAATATCGGCTTCTGCCTCTCTCGTCTTAAGCCCCTGCGCCGCCAAGGTCTGTGGGTCCCTCCCTCCGAGCCTGGCAAGACCCTCCCGGAGGCGGTTGAAGGATGCGACCTTTTCGGGAGACAGCATCCCCGGCGCTTCCATCCCGGCCCCCGCCTGGGTAATCTGCTGGGGAGAGAAAGAGGCAAGCGGGGACCCGAACTGCGCCGTTTCGCGCACGTCGGCCATCTGGGACTCGCGGCCCTGGTTTGCAAGCTGACCTTGTAGGACCTGTGTCTGTAGTCCGGATAGTTTCGCGGCGCGGTCATCCTGCCGGGACCGCATGTAGGCGTCAAAGACGGAATCCAGGGTAGGACCGATGTCCTGAAACTGGAAGTTAGGATTGGGGAGGTTCTGCGGGAACTGCGGGTTAGACTGCGCCCTGGTGAAAATGGCCATCAGAACAATCCTCCCGCGTTGCCGCCAAAGCTAGACCCGGCGCGTGAACCAAGATAAGCCCCGGGGCCTCCACCGAAATACCCTCCGATAGCAGCCCCTCCAATTGCCCCGAGAGTAGACCCTAATGCTCCTGACCGCTGGGCCCGCGCCTGACGGGCCGTGTACTGGTCATACATCTCCTTCATGTAGTTACGGTCCTGTAATTGGTATTCCCTCTCTCGCGCCTCATCCCGGAGGCCATAACCCCGCTCCAAGGCTCCCTGACCCTGGGACTGACCCAGAGAGCGCTTCACGTTCAGCCCCTGACCATAGAACGCGGCTAGAGCAGATTGACGCTGCTGGGCCAGGTTCTGCCCCGCCTGGGCCAAAGCCCCCGCCTGAGCAGAAGTAACCGGACGGCCCAACTGAGCAAACCTAGACTGTCCGATGGCCGCAGCTTGGTTTAGAATCCCCTCATCGCTCTTAGCCAGTTCTGCTCCGTAGGAGGCCATGTCCCGGTTTAGGGCGCGGGATTGGTATTCCGGCATTGACTGGATGGCTTGCCCTATCTCGTAGGGAGTCAAACCCTCCTGCTGGATAAATTTGTCGAAAAAAGAGATTTCATCAGCCGTCGCGTCCCGTCCAAGGAGCAATTGAAGTTGTCGGTTCACATCGTTGTAAGCCATTGTTCCTCCTACGGCCCGCCGACTTTCCAGGGGTCAACAGTCCAACCGATTCCAAGCCCCAGAAGTTCGAACGGAGTAGAACTTTCATTGCCAACACGGACCTTCATGAAGTTGTGGAAGGTGCCGGAAGGCAAGTTGTCGTTGAAGCGCGCGTAAGAAATCCCGCTACCCGTCGAAAGAGACACGGAGTAGGACTGAGTTTGCGCGTTGGAGAACGTGGCAAGCGCAGTCACGCTCCCGGAACTGTTGTTGCGGAACAAGAGCGAGAGTTTCCCGAATCGCTTCTGCTGGAAGGGCCTGTCTGAGCCAACGTCCTTGGAAGTCCAATGCGCCGGGATGGAGGCTCCGTCGTCAGAGTCAACAAGCCCGTATTGCGCCCACGTTCCAGAGGATGAGCCTCCGAAGTAGAGACTGTTGTTGATGATGCGCGGGGCAGCAGCCGCGATTGAGAACGGAAACCAGGCTTCTAGGTTCCTGTCATACTTCAACAGCCTATTGGCATAAGCTGCATTGTTTATCGTGGTAGTCCAGTAGACCGCGTTCTTAACCGAGTCGTAGACGGCCCAGGAGGGCTGAGAGGGGGTCCCCTCATTCCATGAAAGAGTACAGGCATCAACCTGGGCTTGGTCGGTGGCAGAACCCAAGAGGGACCGCCATCCGATGTAAACCGCCGTATTGGTGGCGATAGAGACAGTGGCGTTGTTCGTGACCGAAGTCTGCCAGGAAGTGACATCACCCGCTGGAAGGGTCGCGCAAGACGCGGCAGAGGTTGCGTAATAGACTAGGGAGCCATTTCCAACCAACGACTCAGCGCAATTGAGCGTTCCCCATGCGTTGATGGCTGAGTTGGGCTGGATGCATTGGGTGGTGAAGGTTCCAGTAGAAGAATATTGGGTTGTAAATCCACGGAAGCTCGGAGCTGATATTAGATTTGTGTGGGTAAATGTTCCGCGATACTGGACATATCTGTTAAGGTAAGACTCTGGGCGGTTCCCATTCCCGACGCTAAAAAAAGAAGTCCACATATCGTCATTCGGTGATGTGGAGGAACGCATTGAGAAGGCGAGATTCGCGTCAGAAATAGAAGCCGATGAAAATGAAATTGCAGACAGAATTGGGGTTGAGAAGGCGGTATCAAATGCCCTCGAAGTGAATGTTGCCCCTGAAACGATGCTCGCAGTACCCGGAGAGGCGATTGCGGTTGAGGCATGAATGAAGTCAACAAACAGATGGCCAGTCCCAGAAAGAATTGTTGATGCAATGCTCGCTTTTACGATGTTGGCGCAGACAATAGTATGAGATGCCTTGAATACGCCATTTCTCCAATACTCCGTATAGGCATTGTCAGATGAAACTATGACTGTGAAAGTCGAATATTGATTTGTGGCCAGAGACTCGCTAAACGATGTTCTTCCATACTCCACGGTCCCATTTGTAAAACGAACGCCATCGCAAGGCCCACCACTGGCAGGAGATGGGCCGACATCGAATAACACATCGGTTGAATTCGTATTTGCAGCGGCCCTAAACACAAAGAACTTTGTAATCCCAGCAGCGTCATTCATCGTCTTGCTGGCGAGATAGCCATTCCCGGTTACGGTTAAGCTCCCGCCCGAAACAGACTGCGAACCTGACCCGTTCCATGTCCATCCATCGGAGTTAGGAACAGAATCGGCCTCATATCTCAATGTGTATGTGCTTGTAACCCCGGCATACCCAACATGGCCAAAACTAGTTAGACCGGAGCCCGCAAATGTTCCCAGCGCAAGCTGATTCGTTGTGCTGTCTAGAAGCGTTGAACTGGAAGTGAAAATAGAGCCCGGCAGGGTCACCGTATCCCAAGACCCCGTGGGCCGTTGAGTCCCGGCCTGCCAATCGGCCTGAGTCGTTTGGAGGTTGGAGTTTTCACCCCCACCAAGACCACCGGATTGGCTCTTGACGAGGTTGGGAATCTTTGCCGATATCTGCCTGAATCCATCTCGGTTAAACTCCCAATAGTTCTTATCCTGGGCCCGGAAGTAGAGGGATGAGCCAGCGGTTACGATGGAGGCGGGGTCAGTCGTTCCCAGGTTAGGGGAGATGACAGAGCAGCGAGTCGAATATTGGTCCGACTCATCGCAAGCGGTGATAGAGGCGGTCTTGAAGTAGTAGCAGGAGCCGTTGAAGCACTTGATTCCCCGGATTTTGTCACCGGGAGCGCCGATGTCATCGAAGAAAGAATCCTCCGGGTTGGCTCCGGTGGTGAATTGCTCGTAGGCCCCCGCAGAAGAACGATGTACCCTGTTCGGGTTGTCCTCGATGTCACCAACTACTAGACGGTCTTGGTTCAGTTCAAGGATGGTCCCCTTCGGCATCCCAGAAGGTCTAGAAACGGTGGTCCCGTCGTATTTGATGATAGGGTCATAGGCGTTGTTGGCACCGTAGGCGATTCCGCCCTGGTCAACCCAAGACCAACGGGTCGCAGAAGAAGCCGCCACCGTGAGGAAATCCGCAAAGGCGTTTCCATTCGTGGATTTCGCGCAATACCTGTTGTAACAGACGATATCCAGCTTGTTTCCGGACGAGTCGATGAACGAATGTGACCCAGTGACGGGGCAAGTAGAGCAGGAGAGATTCCCCGTAACCGTGAAGCCCTTGCGCTTTAGGATTGCCGTCCCGCCCAGATTTGCTTCCACGTTCAAAAGGTCTGGGCTCTCGCACGGGGAGAGGGTCGCGGGGCTGTCCGCATCGTTTAAACCAGAGAAACAACCAATATTTGCCTGCCCCACTTCCTGAGCGGAAGCCGGGAGGGAGAGAAGGGCGGCGAGTATGAGCCCTATCGCCAAACGCGGCCCCCCTTGAACTGGATGGGAGCCGAAGCCGTGTTCTTGAAGGTCTCAATCGCCTTGTTCACGGCATCGTTATAGATGCGGAGCAGCTCGCGCCGCTTTTCGATGATTGCGGGCGTGGGCTCCTCGTTGGTCATGAGAAGCCAAGCCATGAAAGCGGCCAGTCCAAGATGGAACTGCACCATGAGCGTGGAACCATTGAGCGGGGTATCCGCGTCATCATCCATCGCGGCGGGAAAACAGAAGTACCGCATCGCCAGGGTCTTGGCTTCCTGCGGAATCGGGACCAGGAGGATTGATTTCTGGGCTTCCTCCGGGTTGATGAGGACATGGGTCGGAGTCCCTTCCAAGGAATCCCAGCCGCTTCCGTAAGCCTTCTGAATGTCGTGCTGAGAAGCGGGAATCAACTCGTCGCCGTCGTAAGTGACCCAATCCTCTACGATGAAATCAGAAGGAAGGTCATACTCCGCATCGTCAGCGGTGGTCGTGACCGGGGTCATGTCCTTGAAAAGAGCCCGGGTGTCAGTCGCAAACTGCTCCTGGGCTCTATTTGCGGCGTCGTTGTACTTGGTCTCGGTATAACGGGTGTAGTTCGGGTCCCCGGCGAAATCTGCGGCCTGGGCCTTTAGCGTTGCGCGGTTCATTGCAAAACTCCCGGCGCAGAAATCGCGCTCTCGGCAATAGGCTGGACATACTCAGGGGTCACAATCGGCTTGATTTGCCCCTTTTCTACGATGGCATGAAGAATCTTCTCGTATCGCTCGACGTTCCTATCAATGTTGAAATCGGTCTTTATCCGTTGATAGGCGGCGTTCCCCATCTTCCTGCGAGCTTCCTTGTCCTCGATGAGGGCCGAGAGGCTTCTAACCCAGTCGGCCTCATCGTCGCAGAGCATCCCGTCCACGCCGTCCTCGATGGTCTGCGCGAAATGCCCCACATTGGAGGCAACGCACGGCACCCGCATGGCCCCATATTCCAACCATCTGAGGTTGGATTTCCCGCGATTGAAGGCATTATCAACGAGAGGGGCCATGCCTATATCGAAGCCCCGGGAGGCGAGGAAGCGCGGATATTTGTCGATTCGCGTCCACTTCTCCACGGCTTCAATACCCTTGACCCCCTTTAGGAAGTCGGGAATGCCGTGAACGAAGGTGAACCGGACATCCCGGTATTTCTCCAGAATCTTCTTAATGACTGGTTCAACTGTCCGGATGTCGTCTGAGTGGGAGGCTCCACCCGCCCACCCGATGCGGATTAGGCCCTTGTTCCTCTTGCGCTCGACGCTTTTCCACGACTCAAAATCAATGGAGTTCTCAACGACATGGATGTTTTGGCAATGGTCGCCGTAAACCTCTCGCAGATAGGGCGTGGATACAATCATCGCGTCGGCGGCCTCAAACTGCTGGACCGCGAGATGGCGGAAATCAGAGCCCGGGGCATAGAACGGGGCGGCAGGGTTGTAATCGGCGGTGCTGAGAATGTTGTCGTCGATTTCAGCGACGACAGGGATATGTGGATAGGCTTCCTTGACCGTGAGGAACAGATTCAAAGCCGCCGGGGTGTGAACCATCTGGAACACCACGACATCCACCATCCGAACCTTCGCATCCAGTTCGTTCATGATGCGGGCATAATGCTGAGGGTCGGTCAGGTCCACTTCCCAAGGATGGGTCTCGTTCTGGCCGTAGTTGAACCACAGGCACTCGCAGAGGAAGGAGCGGTTGCGGAATGCGGCCAGCGCCCAAGAAAACATCCTGTACCAAGAGACCCCAGCATTGGTCGTTGGCACCATTAAGACGCGGATGTCTCGCTTCAAGCATTCACCTTCAACGAATCGAGGTACTTGGCCTTGAAAATCCGGACTTCCGACTCATTACGAGTGCGAGAGACACCGGATTCCAGAACGCGGTAGGCGCACAAGACATTGGGGACGAAATCCAGCCGGACCCCGGAGACTGCGGCGGTGATTTGCTGCTGCCAGTCGTCGCAGCCCAGCCTAGAAGCTTCCCCCTCCTGGTACGGAAACCGCTTGGCAAAATCAGGGGTGTAGGCAACGCTGGAATGGACGATTCTGTTGACCATCGATTCCAGGGCCTTCTTTTTGTCGAACACATCGGCCCGGATTTCACCCAGGGAGCGCCCGCAAGCATCCATCTGGACGGCGGAGCCGTAGACGAATTCAGCGCCCTTGGAGAATTTCTCCACCATGGTCTTAGCGCGGGAAGGAATCGCCAGGTCGTCGGCATCGAGGACGCACAAAACGTCGCCCGTAGCGATGGCGTTGCCGATATTTCGGGAGGCAGAGCGGCCCTTGTTGACCTCGTTCCTGACAGCTTTAACCCGGGTGTCCTGCCTCACTTGCCAATCCAGGTAGTCCTTTGTGGAATCGGTGGACGCATCGTCAACGACGACGCACTCAACATCCTTATGCGTCTGTTCAAGGACGGATTGGACGGCCTGAGACAGCCAAGCGGCGGAGTTATGCGCGGGCACGACAAACGAAATCTTCAAGCGATAGCCTCCTTCAGCTTCTCAACACTCAGAGCCTTGCGGTAGTAGTCCTTTCCCTTCTCGTTTGGACCTTGCTTGGCGATGGCCCGAAGCCGTTCGACAACCTCGACGATAAACTTCTCATCCGTGGTCTTATCCTCTAGGAACCCGCAGAAGGGGCTTTGGATGTTGGAAACGACATGCCGACCCGCGAGAATCATCCGCTTGGCAGAACCGCTCATCGCTCGTTCGATGTAGAAGTGAAGTAGTCCCGTGCAGTCCTCAATCTTCTGGAAGCCCCTGGCGATTTCGATATCCATGTCGGGCAGGGCTTTCTTGACCACGGCCAGGACGGCCCCATACTGTCCAGCCGCATCCACCAGGAACTTGGGGCGCTTAGGCATGGGGGCAGTTTCGTCGTTGTTGACGAGCGGGAGAGGAAGCACCTTGACTTGGAACCCGGCCCGCTCCATGATTCTCTGAGCCGCCTTGTCCTCGACGAACTGAATAGCCGCCGCGTTCAGCCGGGAGGAATACTCCTCCAGCGCGTGAAGGGAAATGGAATTGTAAATCTCGTCCACATTCTCCCGGGTCCAAAACAGCACTTTCTTATGGATTGGCCCCCAGGCAAGAGCGTGGGTCTCGGCAATCTGAGGATTAAGGCTGAACCCAACCTGAATGATTGTCTTGTAATGATTTGGCTTGTCGTTGGGGCGGTCCATGTAATCCGCATCCATCAACTTAGCCAGGGCAATAGCGTCGTGCTTGGCCTCGATGGATGTCAGGCAAACGTCCCGCTGTGGAATCTTGTGCTTGGCCTTGACCTTGTCCATCCGCTCAAGCCATTTCTCAGGAGTGCAGCCTTTCCCGGAGATAGATTCAGGAGTCGGGTAGGCCGTGGAGAACGCATACCCCTGTAGGAACATACCGACGCCACCACGAGAGACCACGCCCAACCAAAAATCCCAATCCTGCAAGGACTCCAGGCTCTCGTCCCATTCCCCCACAAGCTCACGCCGGACAGGGAAACAGGTGGAAATGTAGTTAGTGACCCTCAGGAGCCACGGGTCGAAGGGCTCGGAGTTGATTGCGCCCTTCTCGTCACTGAACTTGTACCCCGAATAGACGAATCCGATTCCTGGCTGTTTGTCTAGGATGTCCACCCACGCCTTAGCCGCGTGGGGCTCTATGGCAGAATCGCAATCCCAGAACACCACATAGGGCGTCTTGGAGGCGGCAAATCCAGTGTTCCTGGCCTTACACGCCCCGCCATGCTCCTGCTCGATGATTCGGTAATGGTTGGGCTTCTTCTTCATCGCCCGCTGGATGGTCTTGGCAGCATCTTCGTTCGGGCCGTCCAGAACGAACACCGCTTCCCAATCGGTCAGGGATTGTTCGGTCAGAGATTTCAGGCACCGCTCAAAGTGCTTCTGGTCGGGCTTATAGACGGGGACGATAAAGGTGAGCTTAGACATGAACGGTGGCGGTCTCCTTGATGGCGTCTTTCCAGGTGTTGAAAATTGCGGGGTACTCAGCGGGGATGAAATCGAATCGGCTCCCGGCAAATTCGCCGCTCTTTAGCGTGACGCGGGGGTGAATCCCGGCAAGAACGGGGCAATCCTCGGGCCTGCGCTTCTGGTTCTCCAGACACGCAATCATCCGGGAATATCGGCGGGCGAAGGGCCGCACATCGGAGAAATGAAGAAGCTTTAACCCGGAGTCCTTGACTTCGTATGGATAGCGCGAGAAATCGGCCCCGAAATGCTCCCTGGACTTGCCGACAATCGCGGTCGGGTAAACATCCTCGTTCGCGGCCCCATAATGACCGTGATAAACAAGGTCGAGATTCGTTCGATGGATGTTCTTCCAGGACCCTCCCCGTCCCTTGATTTCGTAGAGAGGCCCGCCCGGCTCCCCGGCGAAGGAGCGCATGTGCGTTGAGTAGGCAACCCCCTCCGACAGGTTGCGAACGGCCTCCGGGTTTTCGGCAATCTGGTCTGGATGCAGGAAGAAGGCCCAGTCTGCGGTCACCTTCCCAAGCGCCGCATTGAATGCCCGCACATAGTCGCCACGAAGGTCCCTGGGGTCGTCGTTATAGACGACGATTTTATGGCCGTGCGGGTGCTTGCTGGCGAAGGAGAGGATGGTTTCCAGAGTCCCGTCAGTAGAACCGCCATCGGCAAAGACCATCTGGTCTAAGTGCGGGAGCCAGTTGGCAAGATGCGGGCCAATCCAAAAGTTCTCGTTCTTTACCAGGATGAAGCTACCGATAGTCATTTGATGGCCACGCAATTGAGAGAGATTGGCTTTCCATCCAGCGTTGAGACCTTCCGTGAACAGTCCAGAGGATGCCCAACGGGGAAGTCCTCAACCCTGGAAACCTCATAGAATCCGGCCAGGAGTAGGAGCTTTCGCAGTCTCCCCTCGTCGAATCCTGCGTAGTGGAACGCAGTCGGATAGATTTGGTCCCCCCAAAGGAAATTCTGGACCCAATCATTAAGGCCGCATCTCTTGTAGAGGTCCACGGTCCGGGCGAAATCAGGAACGGCGACATAGAGAATCCCGCCCTTCTCTAAGACCCGATGCCACTCCTTCAACACCTTCATGGTCTGCGGATGCGGGAAATGCTCCAGGCAGTGGGAGGCATAGATTTCCGACACTGACCCGTCAGCGTAGCGAGAGAGGTCCGAGATATCCCCCACCACATCAACGCCTTCGTGCTTATCGCAATCCATGCCGATAAAACCGTGGATAGCCCGGTCACGGGAGCCGAGATTTAGTTTTACGGCGGTCTTAGTGTCCATGCTTCTCTAGTGCGTCCGCGATTCTCCCGGCGTTCTTTGAAAGCTGGATGTCTGAGCGGCACTTCTCTAGGAAGGTCGGGGCGACGAAGGCGACGGCTCCAACGCCAATCCCAAATCCGAATCCAAAGGCGGCGGCGATGATTCCGGCCTTCAAGTCCCCCTCCTCCGATTCAGTTCCGCTATCCGCTGCTCCCGGTACTGCTTTGCCACTTCCCAGGCAATCCCAACCCCAAAGAACACCAGTACAGAGGCGGTCCCTAGAATCACCACAGCGGTGAAAACGGGCCAGTCCAGCCAGGAAAGGTTGAGCCTCTCCATCAGTTGAGGGCGCAGGAGACTTCCGCTCCGCCCGCGGCGGTCTTGCTCGATACGATGACCCACGCCCCCGCGTTGGTCCCGGTGCTGATACACAGTGCGGGCTTGGTGATGTTCACGACGAGATAACCGGATGCGGCGGGGACAAGGGTGGAAAGCTGCGTGGAGGTTTTAAGTCCAATCGTGGCCTGCCCCTGAATCACCGTATTCCCGGTATCGGTAAGACCAGCCACGGAAAAACTGCCGTTGGAATCCCGATAAGGGATGGTCAATGCCGTAGCCTCAGAATCCGCCGTGACATTAGACGCCGGGTTGACCGTGATGGCATACCCGACGACTGCGAAAACGAACAGCCCGAAAACCGCCAGCGCAAACTTTTTCATTCTCCCTCCGTTTCGTGACTCCTAGACTGCCCCCGGACCCGGCCGAGCCCAGGGGCAGAAACGAATCACGCTACCGTCACACCAGCTCGTGAGTCAGCAGGTGGACGCCAGCCGACGGGTCAAGCACCGCTCCAATCATGCGGACCTTGAACGCGACGAACGAGTTCAAGTGGAACGGGTCATTGGTGGACTGCGGACCCGGGCGCGTGATGATGTAGCGCACCGACCCGCCGAGTTCGACAGCCGCCAGACAGCCCATGCCAAAGATGGTCGTCACATTGACGGAGTGAGCGGCCACCGCGTAGCGGGGCTGGTTGTTGGACTGAATGAACCGCACATTATGAACGGACACGGGCAGTTCGTTCTTGTACATCGTCTGGCGCGGGCCCTCGTTGTAGTTGATGATGTACTGCTTGAAGTCCGAGTTCCCGAACATCGTCGCCTTCGCGTTGGGATGGATGATGCCGACATAGGTACCATCGCCCATCGGAGGGACATTAAGGCGCTCCAGACGAGCGACGGCCTTACGGACACCGATGGGGCCCATGCGCGCCGAGATGGAAGGCGCCGTGGAGCTAACGGCCGACAGGCGAGTGACAGACGGCCCGAACACCACGGGCAGACCCCACTGCAAGCGGCCAGCCTCAGCCGTGCCCGTGTTAGCGCAGAAAGACGACGCGCGGGCAGACATGAGGGCAGACAGCAGCTTGGTCTTAGTGTCCGCCAACTGGCCAACCTGGAGGCGTCCCGCAGTACCGGAGCCCTTGAACACCGCGTACTGGAGCGCGTTGTCGATGGTCAGCGCGGCGGAATCCTCGATGCGACGGAGCGCACCCTCATCCACATTGAGGACGGAAGTCTCCTGGAGGAGGTCGGTCAGCTTGACGGTGCGGCCCAGGGAGACAACAGTCACATTCACCTTGCGCGAGGACAGGGAAACGGCGGCGTTACCCGAAGCCTCAGCGAGGAACGAGGACGCAGCAGCCAGCCTGCGCCATGCGTTGAAGGTAATCTGCTGTCCGGAACCCTGGGGGATGGGGCGAATCTCGCCCGACATCTTGGCGACTTGGTAGTACCACACCTTGTCGTCCAGGGTCTTTAGAGCCCGCCTCTCGAAATACGACATCAAGAGGTTGTCGTTGTTTACGATTGAAGTATTCTGGTCGGCCACTTATCTCACGAATCCCGTTTTAGAGTTTGAAGCCCCTCTTAGCCCAAAACTCAGCCTCGGCCTTGGGTCCGAGAGAAGCCGCATATCGGCTAATCTCGTCCACGGACATGGCATTGAAGTTGGGTTCAGCGGACTTCACGACGACTCGCGGGGCCGGACCAACTGGCGTAGGCGGTGCCTTCGCTGCGGGTCCCTTGGGAGTTGGATTCGTAACCTGCCCGGTGAGTCGCTGATTCATCGCTTGGTCAGCGAGGTATTCACGATAGGCCGTAGTCCACGGGGTCTTGGAAGCGTTCACATGCGGACGGGACTGGCGAATCTCAGAAAGGACCTTGACTCCTTCCGGGGACAACACCCAATCATCCGTCTGTGCAATCTTCTCCAACTCCGTGCGGCGGTCCTGCATGTCAAGCCGCTCCCGAATGTCCGCAGTGACGGACAACTCGGCGGCGTGACGGGCCTCTAGTCCCTGGGCCATCACCTGCGCCTGAGCGACGGCCAGCCTGGGGTCAAGCGTCAGACCCTGAGCAGCCGCCTTGTTAATCAGGTCCTGGGCCATGGCGTGTTCCAGGGGAGACAGGGGCGTATTTTGCGGGACAGCCTGCGCCGGGGGCTGAGTGGGAGCGGGGTTTTTGAGGGCGGCAACCTCGTTTTGTTTCTGCCGCAACTGCCGCTCAATCTCAGCGTACTTGGCGAGTGCCTCCTCGGCGTTGACAGTGGACTTCGCAACCTTCTCCTCGTTTACCGTCCCGTCCGGGTTCAAGAACTTCACTGGGACCGGAGTTGCCGGGGTCGTGGCCGATTGCTCGGGCTCGACGGTCCTAGGGATTTCAGGAACGACAGGCGGGGCCTGAACGGCAGCAGGGGCGACGGTGCCCTGCTCTGCGGCGAGCTTTGCAAGGTCGGACATGAGGTCGCCGGACTTAAACGACAAGTCCGCAGGAACGGCGGGGGCGGGCTGTTGCGGGACAACAGATTCCGGAACAGGAATGCTCACATTCCCCTTAGCGTCCGCCGTCACTTCTACAGTCTCAACCTCTAGACCATCCATGCTCTACTCTCCTTTGGGTTGTGACCTATCCGGTCAGCCCTTACGAACCTCTGCCCTTGCGGGTTGAGAGGAAATCTGTTGCGCCTCTAGCAGGGACTCTTTGAAGTCCTCCAAGGCGCTGTGCCGGGCGGCGAGGGACACGGCCTTCTTCCCGGTCAAGGTGTCAGGACGCTTGGCCATGATGTTTAGAAGCTCGTTCTTGGGCTCATTCATCTGCTCATTGAGCATGAGGAACAGGTCCCGGCTCCCTGGGTGGTTGAACAGGTCCCGCAGACGAGCCGCCCGGTCACTGTCCATTGGGCTCCTTCTTCGGAGCAGGCTTACCTTCCTGCGCCGCCTGCTGCTGGGCCATCATCCCCGTTGCCATTTCCTCAGCCTTCATCACGATTTGCATACCCTCGGCGTCTTGCAGAATGAACTGCGCGGGGTCTTCCTCTGACGCCTGGAGTTCGGCCTTGGCAAGCTCGACGCGGTTGAACCACGGGGCCATGCCGAACTGGGCATCAATCTGAGCAAGGCGGGCCTGCCTCATGGCCTTGTTCTCCATCGTGTATATGCCCTGGGGGATGTACTTGTAGGTACGCTCCACTTCTTCGGGAATCATCGGAACGAAGAAAGCGGCCCTCTCAGGTCCAAGGACTTCCGCGTAATCCTCTGGCGTGTAGTTCTGGTAGATGAGCCTTAGATAGGCGTTGGTAATCTCTCGGATGAAGCCGAATTCTGAGAGCATCCCGATATAGGCCATCTTGTCGCCCGTGGCGGCCTTTAGCATCTCCTGCCCGCCTAGGGTCTGGTTGGCATCCTTGACCTGTCCGGAGGTCCCAAGGGTCGCACGGGTAATAGAGGTCCGCTCCTGCGCGATTCTCTCCCACTCCTGGGGCTCGACAAAGGAAGTCCGGTCCACCGTCCCCATGTCCAAGCGGCCGATAGCCTGCTTGACATCCGTCAGGGCGATTCCAGAAGGTGCCTTTAGTCGTACAGCGCGGCGGCCGTCTTCGATGTCCTTGGGGTCAACGAGGTACTTCTCAATGACCGCGTACCTGTTCGTAAGGGACTGTGAACCGGCGTCCAACCGCTGATTGATGGTCTCAGAGGAGACAAGATGAACATCCTTAAGCATCTCCGAGATGCCCCGAGCGTAGAACTGGCCCGGGACAACCATGTAATCGTCTTTGTAAATCTGCGGCTCACCGTCGTAGGAGTCGTTTAGCTCGACGGAAACAACCGTCTTCTTGTGGAACCTGACGATGGCCGGAATCAGCTTGTCCGGGTCGTCGATGGGCTCGCCGTTGATGAGGACCCACTTCTTAGGCAGGCGGGCGAACAACTCGAAACAGGTAATGTTGGCCTGGTACTTCGTGCGCTCAACCGTGGCATCTGAAATCTGACGGTCGGCCTGCACCATCCGCTTGCCCTGGTCTTCCTCGGTCTCCTCCGACTTGATGTGGGCGAGGGCCTCCTCAGCTTCTGGGAGGTAATACCCAGCCCTGACACCGTCCACAATCTCGCCATAGGTCGTGGAGTAGCGATAAGCGCAGGGATGGCCCTTGATTTTGAGTGCGCGGGGGTCAGGGAAGAAGTCCCAGATTGAAATGTGTTCGAACTTCGTGCCCCGACAGACGACCACCTCCTGAATCTCCTCCGTATAGCCGATGACCTGACGTTGACCAGTCATAGCCCGCATGATGGAAGTCGGGTCGGTGACGGAGATGGGCTCAAACTGGGGGACCTTAACCTTACGGTCCTCGGTCACAGTCTCAAACCGAAGTCGGGAAAACCCGGAGCCGTATGTCGCCTTGTCCATCAACTGCTTGTTCCGCTCCAGGTCGTAGCCGGACTTGTCTCGCTCGCGGATAACAAGTTCCTGTAGGTCCTGGGACATATCCAACTCAGGAGGCATCTTGACCAGGGCCTTGAACTTGATTGGCGGCTGGGGGCCAACCTCGGTCTTGTAAAGCTGGGCTACTGCGTTCTCCAGGTGGGAGGCGGTGATGGGCCAGACGGCGGTGGACTGCCAGGGCTCCTTCTTAGCCGCGATGTCGGGGTCATAGATGCTGTCCGCGTTACGCTGCCACCGCTCCCATTGCGGCTCCCAACTGTTACGCCGCCACTCCGCCGAAGCGTCCTGAAACTTGACGCACCAGTCCAAAAGCTCTTTGAGCATCGTGGCGCGGTCCAACACCACTTCGCCCTCTAGCTCGTTCAGGCGTCCTCCGGGGTGCCGTCTGGGTTCAGGTAGCGCACGTCATGACCGACATGGGAGCGAAGCTCACGCTTTGAGCCCAGGAGCCGCTTACAGGTCAAGCACTTGATTCCGTGGTGCCTCTTTGGCTTCTCTCGCTCCTGCTCGTAGATGACCCTCACTAGTCGGCCTGCCTGCGGCGCAAGATGTCCTCGATGATGCCGATTGCCGCATTGGCCCGGTCCATGGCCGGGGCTAACTCCCCAGCGACATGTCCCGCGTACATGTTCACCAACGAGAGGGAGTGCCGGGAGGACTTCGCTGCCTCCACGGCACGAACGAGGTTGTTGGCTCTCTCCCGGGCCAACTCGGTGGCGTTCTCTTTCTTACCCATGGACCCCGTAATGCGGTCCGGGCGCGAGATTCCAGGCCACAGGCCGCTCAATGGCGGGCTCGCTCATCACATCGTATCGCACAAGGTCCATGAAGTCTTTGTATGCCTCTAGGGGCTTTGCGGTCTTGGGGTCGCGCCCCCACCGCTCAAAGGCCGCTATCAGGTTGACGCACTTGGGGGAGATGCGAATCCTCGGACGATTAAGCGAGTCAATCGCTTTTGTCTTGTCGAAGCGGAGGTATTCCTTGACCTTGAAGATGCCCGTTTCGACTTCTTCCTCGGCTTGGTAGGAGTCGGTGAACTCGACTCCCTGCTCTGCGAACTCCTCTTTGAGTGTCTTTCCACCAAGAGTCCGGCGAACATTCCCAAAATGTCTATCCAGAATCCGAGTATGGACAGTTCGGCCAGCCTCACGACTTCGGATAAGAGCCGCATAGTCAGTCACCGTGAGGTTTGAGTCTTTGGCCCCCTCGAAGTGAATCTCGGGCCACTCGTCGTAGTAGTTCAGCACCCCAGCCTCGTCCACATAACGCCACAGCAGGGCAAGGGGCTTGCCGATTGCCGGGTCACAAATCATCCCGATTTGAGCATCAGCGGGAGGCTCAAAGGGCTCTGGGGCGACATGGACCGCTCGGTCAAAACCCTTGTAGATACGGCCCGAGAGATGCATGAACCTTCCGTGGGCTCTGGCTTCTAACTCGTCCGGGTCGTAGCGGGAAATAATCTGCTGGATGTCGGAGTGTTCTAACTGCCCGTTCTTCCCATGCTGAATGCAGTTTTCCTCAATGTCCGCGTGGATGACTTTAACGCGCCCCACCTTCACGCCATCAATCTCTTGTGCGGGCTTCTCAATCAGGTCGTCCATCACCCAGGCCGCGTTCATTAGCGGGGTCATGTCGAACAGGTTGATTCCACCCATGCGCTGGCGGGCGACAGAGGCATTGAAGATGGGCTTCGGCGGCGGTTCGATGAAGGCGTTGATGGCAATCGTTTTGCCCTCAAACTCCTTCACCGCCTGCTCGTATGTCATCACCTCGCCACTGAAACCCGAATCCGTGTGCCAGTAGCGGTTGTATTGCTTGCCCCCCTTAATCCACTGGTAGCGGCCCTTGGGCCACCACTTGGCCGACTCCATCTGGACGGGGCCAAGGTCAGTGACAAGCTCGGATTCCGTGACAATTCGAATTCTCTTGGGCCACCGCTGCGGGTACTCACGATAGAGCTTGTAATCGAAAGCCGACGTGGGGGCTCCCCACTGGATAGCCCCGAGGATGGCGAACAGGATTGATGTCTTGCCGACGCCGTTAGCGAAGGCGTCAATCACGATGAAGTCCTCCAGGTTCCCCACCGCCGCTATCGCCTTCTCCTGGGCCCCGTTTGGCACCAAGAATTTGAGAGGCGAGTTCAGGCGGGACAACTCCACTTCCTGGACCAACTTCAAGGCTTGTGATTGCTTCTCCGGAGATAAGCTGTCCCAGGAGTTCCTTAGCGTTATGAGGGTTTGTTTCCAGTCCCTCAAATTGATGGGTGGACTCAACGGACTCAACGGGCTTACCAATCCCATAGGCCATGATGGTCTTGATTGCCTCTAACTGGCCCTTGTGCTTGGGGTCCTCGGCAATCGGACCAAGGACGGACTCGGCCTTCTCTAAGGTCCATTTCTTGGCCCATTCCAAAAGCGGCTTTTGCTTTGGACGCCCGGCAGGGTTGCCGCTTTTACCCTTCTCAAACGCCATCCCCAGCCCCCGTTGATTCCGGCTTGAAAATCAACGAATCTGGCGCACTATTGGAAAGACTGGAAAGAATGTCGCGCAGAGCATCTTTAACCATCAGCTTGCCGCGAACCTGCTCCGGATAGGTCTCAACAACCCACGAAACCAGGTCCTCAACCCTCTGCCCGGCGCACGGGGGCTTCGCCCAAAGCTCTAGATTCTCAATCCGGTTGTCGTCACGTACCCCGTTCTTGTGGTGGACATTTTCAAAAGGCTTTAGATACCGCCCTATGTGTTTCTCCATCACAAGCCGATGTTCCATCACTGTGTTTCGCTTGTTTCGGAATGGATGGCTGCGGGCCACTACCTGAACATGGCCGCTCCATACCTTGGTCCTTCCGCCCTTCCATGTGTTGGAACCGGGCCCCTGCTGCCTGATATATCGGCAAGAGTGGGAGCAGAGCGATTGGTCGTCGCGCTGAGTCCAGAACACTTCCCCGCATTGGGCGCAAAGGCCGCTGAACAATCTCCCGACTGTCCCCACGGACGCCATGCGCTTGCGTATGGACTCTATGCCCTGTTCCTCAGTCATCAGAGAGAGCCGCCACGCCGTCGCCACGATGCGAGGTGTTCAGTGGGTGGGAGGGGGCGGCAGAGGTAGCGCGGGTTGGAGTCGAACCAACCATGCCAAGCTTATGAGGCTCGTTAGCCCCCGGGGCTTGTCCGCGCAAAGAAGGGCCCTCACCGGTTTCCCGGGAGGGCTGGGTTTGGGGGTCCGACAAAATGCGAAGGGGTCCGGTCATTTTTCACCCGGACCCCGCGAAACCCGCTAGCAGTGTAACAGAGAGGCGTTTTTTAGACGACCATTATCCCGTCCTAATTTGTCTTAACGCCGTACTCCTTGCACCACCGATAGACGCTTGACCTGGCTCCGGGCGTAAGGCTGTGAGCCGCTAGAGTAGCCAGCATGGCCTTTTTCTTTTCCCCGAGTCGGTCCAGATTTCGGCGATAGTCCATTGCGATTTGCTTGCGCTTGGCTTCGGTCATCTCCCTCCGCTGTTCTATCCGGCGATTTGGTAGGCATGGCGGCGACTTCGGCTATCAACTCTCTCAGGTGGAGAGCTTCGTTCTCGTCTAGATACTCTTTTCTCTGTAGCCTTCGGATGCGTCTTAGGGCGCAATATTTCTTCTTGTTGGCGTGGTAACGGGCGCGGCACTTGTCCAGTTCTTCTTCGCGTCGTCTCCAGTACAGTTCCTTCCTGCGCTCTGGACGGCCCTCGACTATTCCCATGGCTCTGCGCTTGCGGGCAATGAGACGGCGGCACAGACGGCAACGGCCCTTGTACGTATTGTCCGCGTTTTTGGGGTGCCCGTTGCGGCAGAGAGGTTGTAGTCCCCTCAATCCGTCTTGGCCTCAAAGCGCGAGAGGTAGCGGAACAGGCGTCGGAAATATCCCGGAATCCCGGCTTCACGCCTTGCCACAAATTCTCGGTGCTTGCGAAGGTCGTTTGAGAATCCATTTACGACCGACTTCAATTCTCGCGTTGTGGAATCCAGGCGGTCAAGAAACTGCCTGTTGCTATCTGCTGCGGCCTGCTGCCGAAGTCTTGCCATTTCGTTTCGCAGGGTTTCTGCGATTTGCTTATGCTCGTATTCTTCCGTCAACATCTTTTCCAACCTAGCGCATTTTTCTTTCAAGCTCTCTTTTTTCAAAACTTCCTCCCGTAATCATCCTCTAAGCGCACGATGTCTCCGAGTTTATTTGTGCTTACTTCCGCTAGAACACAACCCCACATCAAAGGGCCAGAGCTAGAAGCGGCAAACCTATGTAGCACTCCAGCGGGGATGTGGAGATACTCTCCGGGCACCAACTCTTTGTTTTTTCTGCCTATTTCGGCCAAGAGGGTGCCTTCTAAAACTAGCACCGTTTCTATCTTTTGGCGGTGATACTGGAGGGAGAGGCGATGTCCGCCCTTGATGAAAAGCAATTTAGCGGCGTAATGCGGGGTCTTGGCCCACAAGTATTCCTGACCCCACGGCTTCTTCTTCACCCGATTTTTGTCTAGGTATAAATCGAACCGGTGACTTTGGTAGCAGCGAAGTTTCAAGGCATACGCGGAGTCTCCGGGGCTTCCATTTCAATCAACGCCTTCGCCGCATCTTCTGGAACAAGCGCCCAGCCCTTCGGGACCTTGCTTCCTAACGCGGCGATATACTGCTCTTTCCAGTCCCGCAGTTCTTCCTCAACGGCGGCAAGCTCGGAGGCGAGGACGCAAGCGTGATACTCGCCCATAAAAATACACTGCCTTGGGGATTCTGCGGTAGCGTCCTTTAGGTGGTCATATACCCACTTCTTCGCGCTCTCGACTTCGGACTTTGAGGGGCGGGTCAAAATATACCTCTGAGCATCCCGCCAAAACCGCCGAGAGCAGCCTGTCTTTGAAACCAATAGTGATACGACGCCATATCATTCCTTTGAGCCGCAGCCATCATGGAATCATGGATTGACGCATCATAAATCCGAGATGTGAAGGCGTAGGCATTGCTGTTTGGGTTCTTTGTCCCGCAATATTCGCACTTGGGCGCATCTCCTAACGGCGCACCACAGGGGCGGCATCGGTAGTTCATTTTAGTTCCACCCCCATCATCATCACGGCCAGGAGGAGGCGGGTCATCGGGACACCAACAGCGCCCACAGGACCTTGCACCCGATGTGCATCGCCTGGTCGGCGTGGATGCCATACCAGTTCTCGCACTTCCCGAAATCAATCGCCCAATGCGAAACGGTTTCAGCCAGCGCGACAGACAATGAGCCGCAGGCAATATAGACGCCTAGGCCGTGCATCATGGCGTGAGAGGTTAGGGCATAGGGCCATACGGTCTGAAACTCTTGGCCCGGAGGCGGCGTCCATCGGTTATGGCGGTTCTTCATCTTCGCCAGCGCGTCGGACTGAGCCCAGTAGTCCATTACGGCATGGCTCACTAACAACTTCCAAATTAACAGCATCACCCCTTCCTCCTCTCGCCTTCGTTCAACAACTCAACCGGGACGCGGGACAGGGCGGCGCGAACAAATCCATGCCCTCCGCATCCGTCGTTCGCTCGGCATCGGCACGAACACGGCCAGCCGTTGCAATCGTCGTGGTCGCCGTCGTCACACGCTAAGCACTTAGCCACGGCTCCTCCTGCTGGCCTTCATGGCGGCGTCCATCGCGGCTCTCATGCTCGGCAGACCATCGTCGTCCTCCGTCATCCAGACGTGGCCCCAGCCAATAAACATCGGGCTGAACCTGTACCAGATAGGGGCCGGGCCACGGCTCGCCCTAGTCTCGCGTTCCAGCCAGTCCAGCCTCTCCGTGTCCGTCAACTTCTTGCGCGGTGGGCGAGGGGTCATGGGGTTCTCCGGGTGACGGGTGCGCGGAACCATGCCTCGAACTTGCGCCACGCTACGGCGTTGCGCCTAGGCGGGACCTTCGCCCCACTCCCGACATCCTCTAGCGGCTTCTGGCAGGTCGGGCAGTTCGCCGTCCTATGCTTCATGCGCTCCCGCTGCGCCTTCGTTTCCATGCGCGGGCTCCAGCCTTTTGCCACGAAGCGGTGCTTGAAGCAGACGAGCTTCGGGCTCCGCATGTGACGGCAGCACCACGAGTCACACATCGGCGTCCTCCTTGCCGGGCGCGGCGCACTTGGGCGGCTTCACGGGCAGCGACAGAACGCCGATGAAAGTAAGCTGACAGCAGAGCCAGCCCATGACAAACCAATAGAAATTCTCTCTCACGGTTCCTCCTGGCACGGCTGGGCGGGGGTGGCCTCGGGCCGCTCGTCCTCTGGCATTATCTGGACGGAGCAACATCGGCCCTTGTGGTCGGACGGGCGGGCACAGGGCAAGAGAACGCCTCCGAATCCGGCGTCGAACTTCTTGCCGCACTCCTTCGTCGCGGACTCAGACCTCCCGCAATCAATCGAATGAAACGCGCCGTGGCACTTCATCCCCTCACACCGCTTCCCAGGACACGGCTTCGTCGCGGCCTCGGGGCGCAGGGAGGTGAGGCGGGCGAGGAAAGCTTCGGCTCGCTTCCAGTGCGCATCATCCGGGACTTCCGTGTTGACGAACACGGCGATGATGTCCCCGGCCTCTTGGGCTATCTCGTAGTAGGCTCCCGCCATACCTCTCGCCGCCTCGACCTCGGACGAGGGCGCGGGGGTGGAGAGGCGACGGACGGCGGCGGCAATGACCTTCCCAGCTTCCGTCTTGCGGATAAGCACTGGGAGCCAATCGGACCCAGACTCGTTGACATAGGCCGTGGTGCGGAACTCCTTCAATGCCTGATGCTCCTCCTCCGTCAGCTTCCCCGCCTCTACAGGGGTGGGGGCGCGGCGGTAGGCGTTGCGGAAGACGGCTGCGGTCTCCATCAACTGCTGATGCGTGAACGCCGTCGGGTCCTTGAACGCCTTTTGTAGGCGCTCCTCGGCCCAGTCCAGCATGACCTTAGTCGGCTTGGTGTCGCTCACGGCTTGGCCTCCTTGCGGGTGGACTTCATGGCGGCGTCGAAAGCCTTCTTGAATCGAGCGGCGATTTGCGCCATCTCTCGGGCAACAGAAGGCTCGTCTGAAAAGCTGGCAACGTTCTCCGCGTCCACCATGACGCGCTCCGCTTGCCGCCAAGTCAGGCGCACTACTATCTCGTTGCCGCTCGGCGTCCTGCGCGGCTTCTTGGTCATGGGGAAATCCTCCCGGCGACGGACTCCGGCTGTTTCGCAAACTGCTTCGCCACATTCAGCTTCGCTTCGGCATAGGCTATTTGCTTCTTAGCGTCCGCGATCTGCCGCCGATGGTAGCCGCACTCCCACCACCAAGTGCGCTTCGCGTCCTGCTTCTTCCGGACGAAACGCTCATGGTCCTCGTCCTCTTCTTCCTTCCGAATCTTCTCGCAAGCCGCGACAGCCTCGGCCTCCGTGTCGTAAACGACATAGCAGGACCAGTCGTGGAAGCGATACTCGGTTTTTTCGCGGTCAACCTGAATCCCGATGATTTCCTGCTCCCTCGCGGCGGGCTGATACTGCGTCTTAGTGATGTAGCCGCGAGAGCCTTCGTATCCACCCGGATAGCAGGTTCCGCATTGGAGACTGTGCTTCTCCCCGTTCTCAAGCAGGGCCGTCATGGCCTTGGTCCCGAGACAGTCGGGGCAAGTCACATTGAACTCCATGTGCTTAAGCCTCGCGGTCCAGACCTTATCTCCGATGCTTCTCATTTCGCGTTCTCCTTTGCCTGCGTGCCCGGGGTATCCTGGGCGGCGGCTTTGCGAATGTCGTCGGCATGGCACTTCCAGAACGGATGCGGGCCACCAAGGATATGCCGCCAGTAGGGCTCCCCGCCAAACTCGCTCTTGTGAAGCTCTACAGGAGAGCCGTTGGCGCAGTCCAGGCAAGAAACCGCCTGAGACTTCTCGAAAGCCTCCGCCTTGGCCATGGCCGCGATGCGGGCGTCCCTCGTCTTGTCGCGCTCGGCAACGAAGGACTCGACCATGTCCAGCAATTCCTCGTAAGCCTTCTCCCCAAGTAGCGCGGTGGCTTCCATGAAGTGTTCGCGGGCGGCCTCTCGTACTCCCTTCTCGCAGTCCTGCGGTTCGGTCATGGGGCCTCCGGGTCAAGGCTCTCAATGCGGGATTGGAAGTCCGCGATGACCCGCTCTAGGACCTCGATACAGTCGGCCTCGCTCATAGACTCCTGAGCGTTCTCGTATGCTTCGATGACGCTTTGAGCGGCCATGTCGATGACATCGTTTCTATTCACGCGCTCCTCCTCTTTCGGCGGCTCAGGGTGTAGCCCATCATCACGGCGTGTTGCTGGCAAAGTCCAGCGTAGAAGGCGTGAGGCAGCGCGTAGCGAGAGCATCTTCGCCGCCATGTCACCATCTTCGCGCAACGCGGACGGCATCGGCAGTAACGCATCATCCCTCGGCCCTCCCGCTATCGGGCGCGCATACATCCGGTCCCCGCTCACACCAGGAGCCGTCATCGTGGCCGCATTCTCCGCTGGCGCATTTTCCGAGTAGCGGTCCCGAGTATGGAATAGGCTTCCCGCTCTCGGGCGCGGGCGGGGAGGACAGGGCCTTCTCGGCCACTTCCCACGGCTCGTCGGCCTCGTCGCCGGGCCAGTCGAAATGAGCGACGAGGCCGCTCATGCTATCGCAGACAGCCTGGGTCCAATTCTGCCAGCCCTCGTCGTCGGTCCTGCGGGCGTAGAACGCCAGCGCCTTCCTCAGCGCCGCGTTGGCAGACTCGGCGGCATGAAGCTCAAAGGTCCTTTTCATTAAAGCGCCCAAGCAATCCTTCCCCTGCTTCTCAGCTTCGACTCGCCACTGCTTCGCCTCCGCAAGCTCCCTCGACAGGCTCTCGGCGCGGGCCTTCATGTCCTGGTATTGGTCGGAGGCGTTCGTGATGGCGGTGTCCCGCTCCTTCTCGGCCTCGCGCAGGCGGGACTCGGCCTCTTGGCGAAGCTGACGCTCAATGCCCAGGTCCTCCATCGCAGAGGCCAAGCCGTCGTCTATCACTTTTATTTTCGCCTCAAGCCCGGCTATCATGGCACGGGCCTTCGCTTTCCATGCCTTCATGGACTTGCGGTTATCCTGGCGGTCGGCCCTAACCGCCTCCATCTCGTCTTGATTCAGGAATCCGTGGTCGCTCATGGCTTCTCCGGGGCGAGGGCGGCTTTAGCGATGCCCGCGCAAGAGCAGGGATGCCCTCGGTAGTCCTGATTGGCGATTTTCTCCAACGCTTCGCGCATCGCGTCGGGGGCGGTGGGGGCCTTGTGGCAACCGTTGGGACAGCGCCGGGCCTTGCCGCTGAACTTCGGTCCTCCGTCGAATATCCCGGTCCCGTGGCACAGGTCGCACGGCCTGACGGCCTCTCCCCCGGAGGGGCGGGCGAGGAGGCGGCGGCAGAGAGAGGCGACGATTAGCGGCGAACCGCAGCCGTGATTCACGTCGTCCTCGCACCATTCCAAAGCCTTCCGCTCCTCCTCCGTCAACCCCTCGGGGCGGGGGGCCGGGGTAAGCATTGCAACCGCGTGTTCTGCCCTCTCGGCCTCGATTTGCTCGTCCTTCTCCGCCAGCAGGACGTTGAGGCGGTGGACCTCGGTGCGAAGTACGCCGAGCTTGTGATATTCGTTGCCGGGGACATCCTTCAACGCCTCCCTGACCTCGGAGGGGATGGGGGTGTGGCGAGTCGGGCAGTCCAAAGAGTGTTCGTCGAACTGCCGCATCACGCAGCACGGCTTCTGCTCAGGCTTCATCGCGGGGCTCCTGTTTGGATTCGCGGACCAACCAAGCGCAGAGCATCCTTGAATCCGTCGCGGTAAGCCTCAACGATGTTCCTCGCTTCTCTCAGCGTCATTCCGGGATTGTGGTCCCGGAGCAGACGAATGGCCGCGATGATGTCCTGATTCGCGCCAGGCTTCGCAAGGCGCGTCACTTCGGGATGATTGATGCTCAGCACATGGGCTCCTTAGCGCGGGGGGTCATATGTCCCTCGGGTCGGCAAACTCATCTTCCAGCATGTCTATGGTGTCTTGGACGGGTTGCCAAGCGTTAGAGTGGCCCTGCCGGGCTTCCACAACGGCGGCATTAAATCGCCGCACAACTTCCCACAGCAGCTCATGCTCGTACTTGCTCACGGCCCCGCCAACAGCGGTTCCAAGAGTGCTTGCCCGTTTCTTTGAACGGCTTGCCTTCACCTTCTCGTCAGCGGGCATGGCGGGGCTCCTTGGCGTTCTTCTTTCGGTCATGATATCGCCAGTAGGCGCGATTCTTCTTCATCATCAGGGCTTCGGCTGCTTCCGGGTTAAAGAAAAACTCGCAGAAGTCGCCATCAGGCCCGCCCTTAACGATGGACCCGGAGCCGTGCCTTGGCGCGTGGTCAACGAAATACGGCCCGTCGTCAAAGCCCCGCCCCTTTTTAAC